AGTTAGAATAGGATATAATGAAACAGATAATAAAGGTTATATAAATGTTTTAAAACCTGGGGTTGCTTGGGGTAGTTTAATTTTGCAAGAGGATATCGGAAAAGTCGGGATCGGAACAACATCGCCTTCTGAAATTTTACAAACAAATAAAAATAGTGCAGGAAATATAGTAGGTGGTTATTTTACAAACTCACAAGCAAACACAGGTGCTGAATCAGTAAGTTTAGCATTTGGATTAAATAGAAGTGGTGGGGATTTTGTAAGACAAGTGAAAGCAATAACATTTGGAGCAGAACAACAATGGACAGGAACACCGAGTACAGTTGATGGCTATTTAGCATTTAGTACAGTTTCTAATGAAACAGTTTCAGAAAGAATGCGTATTTTTTCAAATGGCAATGTAAATATAGGGGTTGCCGAAGCTGGTGCTTCTACGGTTACAGGCCCTTTTGTAGTAACGCATACATCTAGTAGATTTTTAACCTCAAGCTATGAAGAAAGTGCAGTAAGTTTAAGTGCAAAAAATGGTAATAATAATTTAGAAACTTTAAGACTTGCTGGCGATAGTATAAAATTTTTTAATGGAACAAATGCGGTTGGTAGCCTAAAAATGATTATTCTTAACACTGGAAGCGTAGGAATAGGAACAACTTCGCCAGCTGGTAAACTACAGGTTGTAAACAACAGTCAAAGCACAGCTGCTCTTACTGTTTGTAATGAAGCAAATGGTGGTGATGGGTTTGTGTTTCAAAAATGGCAATATGTAGAAAGTACTTCAAATTTTAGATTAGATTTAAAACAAAGAGTAACATCAGGCGTTGTACAATACGCTTTTGATATGGTTAATAATGGTACTGGTTACACGAGTGTTTTAGTTTTAGATAGAGGAAACGTCGGGATCGGAACGACTTCGCCTCAATATAAATTAGATGTAGACGGACAAATAAGGGCAGAAGGAATAGTAAATATTGGAGGAATAGGAGTTGCAGCATCTGGAGCCTTGGCAAATGTAGATATAAATGATACAGACACAAACGGTACATCAACAACTTACCAACCAAACATAACATTTAAAGCCGCAGGAGTTTTAAAAGCACAAATAGGTAAATTATCTAATAGCACTAATTATTTTACTGCTGCAAAAAACTTTGATGGTCCTGTCAATATAATCGCTAGTGAAATACATAGTGGACATACACACATTAAAGAATATATTTTTGGCTACGAACCTTCAAACAGTGGAAACACATGGGGACTAAATATAGTAGATGACACAAATACAGCTAACAGTATATATATTGGAGCTGAAGGCTTAAACAACACATCAAGTATATTTTTTCATGGTTACACTAATGCTTTATGTGTAACAAGAATAAGTTTAAATCAAAGTTTAGGACAATGGTTATTTGATGCGCCTGATTGTGGAACAAGCAGTACATCAGTTAAATGGAGAAAGTATAATATCGCTGGCTACATGCAAAACATGATAAATTTTGAGTCAAGTGGAACTATAAACAACATAACTGGAAGTTACGGTACAATTAGCTCAGATGAAAGGGTAAAAGAAAATGTAGTTGAAGCAACCTCTAAGTTAGATGATATATTATCACTTAAAGTTAAAAACTTTAATTTTATAGGTGATGATTTTAAACAAATAGGTTTAATAGCTCAAGAGGTTGAAGAAGTTTTCCCTTCTTGGGTTACTACTGACGATACTAGAATATATAAAACACATGATGAGCATGGGGTACCTTTAGAAGAACAAGGTGAACTTGTTTCTGGATATGAAGATGGTAAAGGTTTGAAAGTAGGTATGGAGTTTGCTGTGCTTGTCAAAACAATACAAGAGCTAAATGCTAAAATAGTAGCATTAGAATCTAGAATAAACGAAATGTAGTTAAAAAAATGTATTCTTATAATTAACTATCTTTGAATAAATATAAAATATGGCAATTAAGTTTCTAAGTAGTGAGAATATAGCAGGGGATATAGATGTTACTCTCTCTAAAAATGGCATAACATATTTAGCGGTAACCAATACAGACACTGGTGTCTCCGCGAACGCGCGCGTGCAGGTAGTAGGAGAATCATCACAACTTGATCTTGTTGCTACTAGTGCAGGGTATACAGGTGTTTCAGGATGGGCAGATTCAGGAATAATATCTACAGACTCTGGTGCTAGTGGAGGTTTAAAATTAAACTCACAAGCTGGAGGAATACAATTACAATCTGGAACCACATCATATGTAACTATGAGTGCCAGTGGCACTGTAGGAATAGGAACTGATTCGCCTACAGCTAGATTAGATGTATTAACAAACTCAGCCACAGGGGATAATAATATAGATAGGCATGTTAGATTTAGAGCAGACAATGGTGAACAGAGATTTAATTTCTTTGTTGGTAGAAGTGGTAATAGTTCTAATCTTCAAATGTATGATTCTAGTGAAGTAGTTAAAGTTGTACTTAATACTGGCGACAATTCATATTTCAATGGCGGCAACGTCGGAATTGGGACGCCTTCGCCTAGTGATAAATTACAAGTTGAGGGTGGTATTATAATACAAAATGGAAATAATTTACAATGGGGTGGTTTGTATTCTGCTGGTGCACCAACAATTTTTGCATCAACAGATTATATACAATTTTCGCCAACTGGTACTACCGGTGCTGCGACTCGCTCAATGAAATTAACTACAACGGGACTAGGAATTGGAACTACTTCGCCAGCTAGTAAATTAACAATAGATGCTCCAGTAGGTGATTTTGCAAATGGAACAAATGCTATAAGCTTAAACTATAATGGTGGATCATCACCTGGCGATGTAGGGGGTGGTATTGTTTTTTCTCAAAAATGGTGGTCATCTAGCGCTGGTCAACAAGTAACAGGTGGGATATTTGGTATAAAAAACGGAGGGAATGGTAGTTATGGAGGTGGTTTAGCTTTCTATACGCAACCTAACGGAGCAGCTAGTATGGCTCAAAATATGATTATAAGGAGTACTGGTGAGGTCGGGATCGGAACTGATTCGCCTCAAAGCAAATTAGATTTACTTCAACCAGATTCATCTGCAAACACACTGGGTCAAAGTGTAACTGCTTCATTAGGTATTAGAATGGCTAATGCTGTAGGGCAAGTAGGCCAAATTGTTTTTAATAATGATGCTGCTCCTAGTTACGGTTATGGTTCTATAGGTATGATAATGACTAGTGGAACTGGTGTTGGATTAGGTGATATGATTTTTGCAACAAAAGGTACTGGTTCTGATAGTGCAAGTACAGAAAGAATGCGTATTGATAGTAATGGAGTTATTCAATTAACGTCAGGCATAAATGGTTATTTAAATACCAATTCTATAGGTATGGAAATGGACATAAATAGAAATCCTGAAACTGGTGCTTTTACAGATGCCGGTTTAAGTCACGCAAGAATAATAATGAGAGGTGACACCACAGCGAACGGGGGTTCTAATATTAAATTTGTTACTTCTCCGACTGTTAACACTGTAGGAATAACAAAAATGACGATTACAGGCGCAGGAGATGTCGGAATCGGAACAACTTCGCCTGATGCTTTGTTAGATTTAGAATCAGCTACTCCAGCATTAAGAATAACTGATACCGACAATAACAAACCTTATGAATTGAGAGTTGACGCCGAAACATTTAGTATTAAAGAGGTAAGCAACTCAAGAACTTTGATGTCTATGACTACAGGTGCAGTTATAACTTTAGATAGTTTAGGTTCAAATACTGTTATTAATACAAGTGGTGCAATGATTGTTCCTAATGGTTCAGTCGGGATCGGAATGACTTCGCCTGTACCAAAATTACATTTAGCATATTCGGGTGGTTCTTATGGTACTGATGCAACTAGTGGTTTTATAAATCAAGCTGATACTGGTAGAGCAACACAAAGAATTAGAAGTATTACAGATAATGCATCAGAATTATTTTTTGATGTAAATGGTGGTATTAGATGGGATATATCAGCAAGAGGTTCTAGTTCAAATTATAATTTACACTTTTATCCACAAGCACCAGTACCAGTGTATAATAACGTATCATCACATACGTTTCAATTAAGTCAAAACGGTGATGTTATTGTTACTGGAGCTGGAAGTTCTGGAAAATTTGGAATCGGGACGACTTCACCTGATACAGCTCTTGATGTAGCAGGTGCATCAGTCAATCAAATTGGTGCGGCAATAATTAGAGAAAGTTCCACTACTGCATATACAGCTACAAATTTTAATTCTCGTCCTACCATTACACTGTATGGTATTAATACTACTAACACATATGTAGGAACTCGACTAACTCATGCTGGTAATACAGAATTTTTTCAAGGAAT